ACCAGAACTATTTTTTGCTCACCTTCAGCCTGATAGATTCCAACCGACGATGCAATCGTAGATTTCTGATGATACTCTTTTATGAACTTGCCTAACTTATCAATTACTTTGTTGCCAGTGTTGCCATCGAATGCAGGCTGATCCTTAATAACCCCAGCTAGATTATGCCCGAAGTCTTCGCTTGTTTTTTCCATGCCGAGTTTCATGTACTCGACCAGATCATGCGACATCATTGTCTTGCCGATTAGTGGGCCGAATGGCGTGACGAACCCGCGATCAAATGCTCGGTGAATTAGTGGGACTTGACTCTTCATTCTCAATTTGGCAGACGATTCTTGTTTCACCTCTTCAAACTTTTTTTTCTCTGCATCCTGTGGCTTCATGTAAATGTTTTCTTCCGATTGTCGCGGCGCATCTCGCGTCTCTTGGGTGTCAAGCTTTTTTTTTATCTGCATCCTAGAACCTCACTAGCCTAAAACCCTTACCAATACTGGTTGATCGAACCGTTCTCAAAAAGCCAAATGTTATAATGTCCTTGTAACATAAAAATTGTTCTTTAACATTTAGAGAAGGAGAAACAAAATGAAAGCACCAGTTGAGTTCACCAGAAAATGGAATAGACAAATAAGCGGTTTAGACAAACCAATGTATGAAATCCATACCACTGGGACGATGGTCAAAAAGTATAAAGTCACTCACTCACCATCCACTCGTGAACTCGTTTTCTACAAAGACTACAAAATGGAACCTTTCACGCTATCAATCTAACCATTCCATCCTACCGCTGATCTCCTGCGCCCCTGTTTCTTGGGGCGTGGGATCTCCAGCATATCTCGAAACAATTCTGTGAATCCCCAAACCATCCAGTCAACTCTGTCAGGTGATCCATCCCCAGCGTAGCCGCCTGCTGTCATTTTGCACATCTGTTCTTCCAGTTCTGGATGCGAACCCACATGACTGATAAGATCTCTTTCGTAAAGCGAACTGATCGGCTCAGCTCTAACGTGTTTACCTCGGCTGGCACGAACTTCAATAATGGGGATGCCGGGCCTCGCTGTCTCCAACGTGTGCCGACACATATCTCCTCCTTGGTTAACTTCGATGACGATGGCATCCGCTTGCCATTTGTCGTAGAGTGCGACCGCCTTTGTTGACCATTGTTTTGGAGTACCAGTCTGCGACCAGTCATCTAAGACGTATCCTCTTTTGTCACTTCCGAGGCCAATACAGCCAATGCCAGTTTCATCCGAGTGGGGTTCATCGCTGACTGCTGGGTCAACTGCGATAACAATACGTTCAAGGCTAGGCAAGTCCCGTCTTCGATTTCTATTGATAGATTCCATTGACCAGATTGCCCCGACAACTTGAGGCTCATACCCGCCTTCCCAGATGTGGTTGAACCTTTGTGGTTTGTGTTCTCTGTCGAATTCAATTTCTCTCCTTAAGACTTCGGGGAACCAAGGGTTATCTTTCCAACTTACTTTTTTATGTATCGTATTAGGTGGGGTGATCGTACCGTTAAATAACTGGTCGACCGCGTCGGTTGCGTTTCTTGGGTTCCATGAGAACCATAACTCTGATCCTTCTTCCCGTATCGTAGGGATAAGTATTTCAAGTGAATGAGCAGAGACAGTCTGCGCCTCTTCGATCCACACGCGGTCAAGACCTTGGAAACTTTTAATCTGATCGACCGTAAGTGTGCCAAGCCCGTGGAACAGAAACTTCGTCCCATTAATTCCCCTGATCTCATTCTTCGTCGAGGTGTAGTAATCAGTGAATCCCATAGCCGTGATCTCATCGTCGAGAAGTTGCTTAACAGATTCAGTGATCGACTTTTGTATTTCGCGAGCGCATAAAATTCGGAGAGGAGTCCACGTCCCTGTGGCGAGTAGAACCTTGGCAAACGACATTGACTTGGCTGAACCTCGGCCCCCTTCAAAAGCCTTGTAGCGGTACGGCTCAAGCAAGTCCATAAATACGTCAGGTATTTTAAGGTCTGTCGAAACATCCATCAACCCATCCTATTTCTTAGGACACTATCCTTTAACGATAGTGTCTTGACAAACTAAAGTGCTTATACTCTTTTATCATTTCTACTACTAGATCCAAAATCTCATCCAAGTCCTTCGAGTCTTGCTCTTCTAGCAGTTTAGTCAATTCCTCAATTAGATCATTCTTACGCTGGGACATATTGGTCACCATCACCTTCCCATTCTGGCTTGCTTACTTTTATCCAAATGTTCTCAAAATCGTCCTTCGGGACTGGGTAATAGATCGCGTTGTCTGTTTCTATATCGTAAGCCTTGACGATGTAGTCACCCTTCCGTACACGGTTGCCAGATCTGTTTCGGTCAGGGTTGCGTAGCCATCCGTCTTTAGTCTGTTCGTACTTCTGCACCCTAGCCTCTTTGACATCGCCCAGCTTATTCCACTGTTCCGCTTCCACCGTTTCCGTCTTTCGATATGTGTCCATTGCCACCATTTCTTTTCATGTTAATTGGGAACGACACCCCATTGATAGTTACCTCTTTCCTACTACTTGCTAACTCCTCTCTATTCTCTGCCTGAACCAGCGTGATGCTAACAACTGGTTTTTCATTTTCGACTAAACCGATGGGAGCGTCTTCTTCATATTTGTTAAGGAGTTCGATAGCCTTGGTATCTCCAGTAAGTGCCTTTGCTACCGCCACCGTTGCGATCACATTTGAGGAGCGTTTGTCACTCATGTCGAAACCTTTTTTCTCTAGCTTCTCAATGATGTCAGCATACCCAAGATCCTTGGCAAGCAAGCGTCTGGCACAAGCCGCGATCCCATCCTTCACACCTTTCCGTCGCCCTGCTGGGTTACCAGATTGGCCCGGAACATATGGAATTAAATCTTCTACGCTCATTCTTTTCTCTCGTTGATTAATTTAACCATGAAACTAACATCTTCTTTCTTAACTTTTGTTTTATCTGACCAGAACCTGTCATAAATTTCTTTATACTCTTCAAACGTACAAGGCGGTACATTCCGTTTCTTGATTTTATTTTTCCGCATAAATTCCTTTAAAATTCTTGCAAACGCTATCCTAACCTTATTTTTCTTTTGTCTAGGATTTCCTCTAAACACTGGGACTACCCTAGCATTTCTAAAATCTCCCTGTTTGCCACTTCTCCCGTTCTTCATTCACGAACCTTATAAAAACCTCACATCATTATTCGGTACTGGTGCATCGTCTACATTGCGTTTGCTGAATGACATCTTTAATTTATTCCCTGATGGTTTACGTCCAGCCTTGCGCCTTGCTTTGTCTTCGTCGCCTCTTACCAGTTCCTTGGCTAGCACGTTGGCGCAGTCAGGGTTACCGCCTTGACTGACTAGTTTCTTGTGTTCGTAATTTATCGCTCTCTCTCTATCTCTACTGTAGCCCATAGTTACTGCTCCTCTATCAAATTTCCTTGCCCATCATATCTTTTGACTGGATAAATAGGTGGGTTATCATATGTCTTTCCATATTTTTCTGTATTTTTCTTTACCTTGTCTCTCATGGCAAACCATCTAGTATTTTGCTTTTTGGTAAACTTCTTTTTTTTCATTGTGGTTTCTCACTTATATACCTAACTAATCTATAATCCTCTGGGTTTTTATTATATCTGTCGAAATCCTGCATCACCTGATCAGCAACATCATAAGTTAAATAACATCCAAAGTCCCATTCCAACTTCCATTTCCCATTGATCTTTTTTTCTATTATATAAACAAAGTTTCTATGTTTATGCCCCTTCATGTAGGTTTGAACTCATGCTGGCAATTCGGGCAAACGACTATGGCCTCCCCACTGGAGCCACTAATGTCGCATTTCTCTTCGAGATCAGCTTCATAGTCGTCGCCCAAAAGCACAGCTAGTTCCTTGTCGGAGAAAATATTGTCAAATAGATTGTCTATCCCGGTGAGAGTTGCAAGGACTTCGGTGTCCCATGTAGCTAATTCTGATGCGCGGTTGTCGAATAGCGCGAGTCTTGATTTTTCCAACTTCGTTAAGTCCATGCGTTGGACTGCTACGATCTCGTCGCCACTGCCTTCCACCACCCTGACCTTGGTTATCCCAGCCTCGACTAACGCTTCATAGGTTGCGTTGCCTGCGATAATTACTCCCTGCTCGTCAATCAGAATAGACCTGCCACAGCCTAACTCTTGAATAGAATCAACGATCATGTTCACGTTGCGTGGATTGTGTTTCCGGGCGTTGACTGAATCCTGTTTTAGGTCTTCCAGTTTCATTTTATGCCTGTGAAGTTTTAGTTCTTTTAACTCCCTCTATCTTTACACATCCGAAACTTGTCTTGGCAACTGTACCTATATCCATAGCACGGTTTTGTTCCATAACACAGTCCATCTTTTTATGGAATGTACCTAAGATATTTACATCAGCCACATGGTACGGCTGACTAAATACTATCATCAATAAAACCCACATCACTCATCGATTGCCATCAAGGTTTTATCCATTACTCTGGTTGCTTTAGCTTTCATTTTATCAGCCATGCTTTTGTGTTCTTCACACACTTCTTTGTAAATATCGTTATTCCTACTTACTTTAGATAGATCCTCGCTTACAATCTCTGGGGGATTACTTTCAAGTAACCATTTCTTGGTGTCATCATTCAACTTAATTTCATCGTACCATAAACACTCTTTAGAGTAGTAATCATTATGGTCGTAAAACCCCAAAGCAAAATTAAATACAGGTGGTATTAACTCGACTATAAAACTACATCCCGTCGAGAACGTCAGGCATACCACTGCGAGTCCTAACTTTAGCTTTAGCTTCATCGATTTCTTTCTCCACTTCATTTTGAGCGGCCATCCCTTTAGGGTGATTGATATTATTAAATACGTTACCTGCTAACCAGTTGAAGATAGGCCAGACAGTTCCTAGCACTGGGATCTTTTGTACAAATCTATCTGGCAATGCGCCAGTGACCGCTGTAAAGATAAGAACTATTTGTCCTGCTATTGCAAAC